GTTTCCCAGTCACGATCATTGGGGTGCAGTTTGACAAAACACAAGACGCTGAGGCAGTGGATCTTAAAACACGATTATCTAATGAGGGTTTACCTGTCACGCATAAAGAATCTATTCATCCGAGCACTTTAAAAAGCACGATGAAAGAATTGGTCAAAAAAGGTGTAAGTGTTCCTGACACTTTTAATATTCACATAGGCAAAAAAACTAGAATACAAAAATAAAGGAGGTTATATGCCAAAACCAAAGAAAAAAGGTGCAGTAGCTACGGCTTCAAGTACCGCAGTTAGCGAAATTAATATTGCTGACTTTTTAGAATCAAACGCAGGTGACGGAATGCAAAACGTATCTACTGATGATTTAAAAATACCTAGACTTAAAATTAAACAAAGAGTTGATGGTGATGCACCAGAAGAAGCAAAAGATGGTGCAATATACAATGACACGACTTTAGAAATATTTGAAGAAGGTGTCAAAGTTATCCCTTGTCTTTATGAAAAAGCTTATACGCAATGGGTAAAAGACCAAGGTGGTTTTATGGGATCGCATCCTTCTACAAGTGATATCTTAACAAGAACTAAAAAAGATGGTTCTAGAGATATGCTTTTAGATGAGGATGGGAAGCTTACCGATAACTACATTAGAACAGATGCAAATTTTTATGTCTTGTATCAATCTAAGGATGGTGGTTGGAAACCTGCAACTATTTCCATGTATGTCACCCAATTTAAAAAAGCAAAACAATGGAACACGGTCATTAAATCGCAAATCTTACAAGGAAAGAATGGAGTATTTAATCCTCCTTCTTATGCTTTCACTTATGATCTTTCCACTAAACCTGAAACCAACGATAAAAATAAATGGTTTGGTTGGTTGATAGGAACGGGTGATCAAGTATCTGATGGATCTCTTTTAACAACTGCCAAAAACTTAGCTCAGTCTGTTAGAAAAGGTGAGGTACAAGCTAAACCAGAAGATGATGTAGTTGTAGAAAATACTAACGCAGAAGATTCAGGTATGATATAAAAAAACTAGGGGGCGGGTGTTTTCTCTCTTTATTTCTCCTTTCTACCGCCCTCTTTAATCTTTAATGCTAGTAGACAAATTTAAAAAAATATTTGAAGGCCAGAATCGTGCCCATGGTATATTTATTAGTTCAGGTGAAGTATCTGATAAAAATAAAATAAAAGGTAGTGGTAAGGTCATACAAGAGCCTATTACCGATAAACTTTGGGAGAAACATATTAAAGGTGAAGGTGCCTCCCTCGGAGTTATTCCTATTAATGATGAAAGTAAATGTAAGTGGGGTTGTATTGATGTTGATACTTATCCGCTAGATCATAAGAAAATTGCAAAAGACATAAAAAATAAAAAGATTCCCTTAGTAGTTTTTAGAAGTAAATCAGGTGGTGCACACTTATTTTTATTTACAACAGATTTTATCCCTGCCGTAATGATGAGAAAAAAATTGCAAGAGTTTGCGTCTAATCTCGGTTACGCTTCTTGCGAAATATTTCCTAAACAAATCGAAATTAAAGTTGATCGAGGTGATACAGGTAATTTTTTAAATCTACCTTACTTTGCAGGAGAGAATTCTACTCGTTACGCTTATGATGATAGTGGAAATGCTTTAACGATTGATAAGTTTGTTGATTATTATGACAACGTGGTTGTTAAACCAGAAGGTTTTAAAAAATTAAAAGCCAAAATAAAAGAGAAAGAAAATGAAGAGATATCAGATGGACCCCCTTGTCTACAAACCATGATGAGTTTAGGTATTCCAGAAGGTGGTCGTGATGAGGCTCTCTATCAATATACCGTTTATGCAAAAAGAAAATGGTCAGATGAGAATGAATGGGCATTAAAAGTTGATGAATTTAATCGTGATTATATGCAACCACCCTTGAGCTCTGCACAAGTTATGAAAACAATTAATCAACACAAAAAACAAGATTATCAATACAAGTGTAAAGTCCCCCCTATGTGTAATCATTGTAATTCCACAGAATGTAGTGTTCGCAAGTTTGGTATTGGTGAGGACTATGCTTCACAGTTATCCGATTTACGTAAGTTCCAATCGGATCAATCAATATGGTTTATGAATATTGACGGCAAACCTATTGAATTAAATACCGATGAACTTTATTCCCAAAGTTTATTTTTAAAAAGATGCATTGATGAAATTAATATTATCCCTTTCCCTGAACCCATGCCTCAAAAGAAATGGATTAGATTATTAAATGAATTACTATCAAAGGTACAAGTTATAGAAATGCCTCGTGAGATTACGAAAGCAGGTCGTTTTGATTCTTTACTTAATTCTTTCTTAGATGAAACACCTATGGCTGATAGTCGTGAACAAATTAAGTTAGGAAATGTTTTATTTGAAAAAGATGAAAAGACAGAAAATTGGAAAGCATATTTTAAAATGGAATTTTTAATTAACTTTTTAGAAGAAAAGAAAAAGTTTAAGGGAATGACCACAACAGAAATGGCGGCACATATCCGTCTAAAAAGACGTGGTGGAGATCACCGTTTATCCATTAACAATAAAACAGAATTTGTTTGGATGGTTCCTCATGAGAGGTCACACGAAACAAGCTTCTCGGTTCCTGATATGGATGATGGTTCGGAGGCTCTTTTATAATGTACAAACAACACCTCAAAGGAATGATCTCTCATCAATTTGCTTTAGTTTGGTTAGCTGAAAATGGGTACATTCCCTTCGATAATATATATAAAATTGGTCCTGTAGATATCATTGGATTTCGTCATGGCACAGTGCATCTCTTTGATGTCAAGACAGAGCGATATTATTCTGATAAAGTAAAGGTTGCTAGACACCGTGGTAAACGAATTTACTCTAAGAAATCTGATGAGCAAAAAAGCCTAGGAGTAAAGTTTATTTATGTCAATGATCAAGGAGAATGTAAGATAGTATGAAAAAAAGAATTCACATTAATCAACACAAAATAAGATCAAATAAAAAGAACAACACCAAAGAGCCTGTCATTACAGTCAAGACATCGAAGTCAAATGATTATGCTCATGAAGTGAAAATAGAAGGTCCTTCAAAAGTTATTTACAGTCCTGATAAACCTCTTCCTTGTGGTGCAAGAGTCTGGATTGAAACAGAAGAGAAGGTCGTATTGGATAACGGTTTATGTCTAGAAAAATAATCTTTGGTCCACCCGGTACAGGAAAAACCACTCGGTTGTTAAGGATCGTGGAGCAAGAATTAGATAAAGGCGTACCTCCTGATCGTATTGCCTATTTAGCATTTACTCGTAAGGCTGCTCAAGAAGCTGTTTATCGTGCCACTACAAAATTTAAAATAGATAAAAAAGATTTACCTTGGTTTCGCACGATTCATTCCTTTGTATTTAAGGCAATGAATTATTCTCAAAATGAAATAATGAAATCAAAACATTATTCTGAGTTATCAGAAATTATAAAAGTTCCCCTAGTCAGCGTTACGTCAGCGGAAGAAGTTGGCGTATCCATTCATAACAATGAACATCTCCATATCTATGATCTCTCCAGGGCTAGGGGAACTACTATCGAAGAAGAATACAATCGGTTTGGTCAGTTGGATGGTGGTGTTCAAAAAACAGAGTACATTGTAAAGTCCTTAAAAAAATACAAAGACACGATGCATATACGTGATTACACAGATTTGCTTGTTGATTTTGTTCAAGAAGGACAGACACCTAAATTAGAAGTAGTCATTGTGGATGAAGCCCAAGACATGTCTTGGTTACAATGGAAAGTAATTGATAAAATTATGAAACACGCATCACGTGTCTATTTAGCAGGAGATGATGACCAAGCGATTTTTGATTGGGCTGGTGCAGATCCTACTCGTTTAATCAAAGCAGATGAGTGGGAGAAAGAAATCTTAGACCAATCTTATCGTATTCCTAAATCAGCACATTATATTGCTGATCGTTTAATTTCTCGAATCAATGTACGACAACCAAAAAAATGGAGACCAAGAAAATATCGTGGATTTACTAATTCTTATGCTTATCGTTTATCAAGCGATTCTTTTGACAATGGGCAATGGCTCATTTTAACACGCACCAATTATTTACTCGATCAAATAGAACATGACCTTCGACAATATGGTCATTACTATTCTCGGGGTAATCAACCTTCTATTGCTCAAAAATTATTCACTGCCGTTAGTGCTTGGCACAAAATACAAACACGACAAGAACTCACGATTGATGAAGTTAAAGCTATTTATTATTACATGACTGTTGGTCAAGGGGTAAAAAGAGGTTTTAAAGGAATGAATGTTCAAACAATTCCTGGACAAACATTTTCTTATACTGAACTCAGAGATAGCTATGGCTTACTAGCTAAACCTAATATGCCATGGGAACACGCTCTTGATAAAGTTCCTAGCACTCGTTCTATTTATCTCCGAGCCATTATGTCCAGAGATAAAGAGGAATTGAAAAAAGATCCTCGCATCAAGTTATCGACCATACATGGAGCTAAAGGTGGTGAAGCCGATCATGTAATGTTATTAACTGATCTTTCTCGTAAAGCAGATGAAGGATTTATAAAAAATCGTGATAGTGAAAGGAGAGTTTTTTATGTGGGTGCAACACGAGCAAAAAAATCATTACATATTATACGAAGCAACAGTAGTCGAGAGTTTACGGAGATATTTCAATGAGTAGAATTATTTATCAAAACGGAAAATTATATTTGTCGTTAACAAGAAGTGAATGTCAAGAGGCGTATGAGAATTTAGGCAAACCTTTGGAATTAGACATTGGTCAATTAAAAGTTTTACACGAAGATATTACAAAAATTGTTACAGAATATTGGAAAGATATCGAAGTGCCTTTAGAGATGACAAATTTACAGAGGAAAAAATAAATGCCTAAGTTAAAGAAACATAAATATCTTTATGAGTTATCAAAAGATAAACTTTTTGCTCATGTTAAAAAAGCAACCTATGAGTCTTTAAAAATTCATTTTGAGGCTATCTATCGAAAAGGATTTGAAGATGGCGTCAAACATCATAGTCAAAAATCTGATGAACAAATTATACAAGGCTATTTAAATGCGGAGTTCTTTAAAAATAAAAATGAAAAACACAATGATGAATAAAGACGATAAACCTAAACCCTTCTCTGTACCCCCTGAGTGGATCCCACCCCATGATCGTGACTGGGAAAC